CGATACTGGTTTCAAAAACCGAACAAACGCACCTCTCCAGCACACGATCACACATGAGCTGGCACACGCAACCTGGAATGCTCACATGAGTAGTGCCAATGCCAGGGGTGCTAAGAAAGAGATCACCCAGCTCTATCACCGATGGCTGGGAGATAAAAAGAAAAAGGGCTATGGCTCTTATGGTGCTACAAACGTAAGTGAGTTTTGGGCGGAGGCTGTAACCAAAGCTGTGCATGGCAAGTCAGACCGCTACACCAAAAGAGTGATCAACATAGCACGAAAGTATAAGCTATAATCGTTAAATTTGTAAATTATTCATAGAAAGTAAAGTATTATGAAAAAGATCGAACTATCTGCTGATGAGATCCAGGTGATCCATGAGCAATTAAACGGAGAGTTTGGGGCGTTTACAGCAACCCCCAGACAACAGCAGCTCATTATGGGCGTAACAGATAAGGCAGTTGCTTTGGCAGATGAGCTGAATGCCTTTGATGATGTGGGTGAGGATCTGATCGCCTGGTATTATAACAAGTACCAGGAGCAAGAGAAAGAGAATGCCCAGAACGCCCAGTAATACGTTCACCAGGTAAAGAGGATCAGACGGTGAAACGCTGTCTGATTTTCTTTACCTATAAAGTGTGTTTGACAAACACGTTACTACGGAGATACAACGAAAAATGGCAAAGAAATTATTTCAACCTAGAAATAAGATTGGCAACCGCTTTTCCTCCGACAATCAACCAGAGAATAGGAGGAAACCAAAGATCTACACCGTACTGAAAAAGCGGTATGGGATAGATCTGGCAGCCAATGGCGATTTCTCCCATGGGCAGATCCAGGATTTGCTCCAGGCGTTGCTTTGTGTAGATATACGCCAAGCCACTGCCCTAAGCGTTGAGCTAAACCAGGATCTCCAGGAGATAGTTAAGAAGATCAAGAATGGGGAGCCGATCCCTAAGCTGAAAAAGGATGAGGTGATAAGCCAGGTGTTTATTGTCCTCTCCCAGGCGATAAGCCGTGAATCAGCAAAGGGTGAAAGCTCAACTATCCGCTGGATAATTGAGTATCTGTTTGGCAAAGCAACCCAGCCGATCGAAAGTGAGATTAATGCCCAGGTAACAAGCAACGATGTTGATCTATCAGCTCTTTCTGTGGAGGAGCTGATGCAATACAACACGCTCCTGGAAAAGATCAAGGCTGGCAATAATGGCTAACAAAGCGGTATCAGTGCCGATGGCACTTGCAGTCAAGATGGAATTGTGGAGGCGTGGATGCTTCGATTTCATCACCACCAGAGATGGCAAGAAACATGAAAAGCAATCTCTGGCTCTCCAGATATTGACCGATTCAGATCATGTGGAGATCCTTTATGGTGGTGCTGCTGGTGGTGCTAAATCGTGGACTGGTGCCGTTTGGTTGCTTTTTATGTGCCTCTGTTATGCTGGTACTAAATGGTTTGTTGGTCGTGCCGAGCTAAAGAGGATCACCCAATCAACCTATATCACGTTCAAGCGAGTTGCAAAGATGTATGGTGTGCCAGATGATCTCTGGAAATACAATGGGCAACTGAATTACATTGAGTTTTGGAATGGCTCCAGGATTGACTTTCTGGATCTCCAGTTTAAGCCAGGTGATCCGCTCTATGAGCGTTATGGCTCCATTGAGTTTACTGGTGGCTGGATTGAGGAGGGCGGTGAGGTTAATTTCGGTGCCTATGATACTCTAAAAACTCGTGTGGGTCGCTGCCTTAATGCAGAGCTGGGATTGAAACGAAAGCTCTTTATCACTTGTAACCCCAAAAAGAACTGGATGTATGATACTTTCTACAAGCCCTGGAAAACTGGGGTGCTCCTGGAGTATCGCTACTATGTTGCGTGTCTGGTGCAAGAAAACCCCTTTATAGATCCAGACTACATAGAGGGTCTGCGATCAACCTCTGATAAGGTTAAGTTTGAGCGACTGTTTAAGGGTAACTGGGATTACGATGATAACCCCAATGCCCTATGCTCCTATGATGCTATATGTGCTATATTCGGCAATAAGATCTCCGTGCGTACTGGTAAACACTATATCACTGGAGATATTGCACGTTTCGGAGCGGACTATGCGAGGCTGGCGGTCTGGGATGGGTGGACTATCATTGAAAAGATCAGTTTCCCCACCAGCACAACCACCGAGATTCAAACCTGGATTATCAACAAACAGAAAAAGTATAGGATCCCTAACTATCGCTGTATTGTGGATGAGGATGGCGTTGGAGGTGGCGTGGTTGATAATTGCGAGATCCAGGGCTTTGTAAACAACTCTGTTGCTCTGGCTGGAGAGAATTACAGAAACCTCCAGGCTCAATGTGGCTACAAGCTGGCGGAGCATATAAACGCCAATGAGGTAGGTATGGAGGAGGATATTGTAAGCCAGGCGGAGAGAGAGGAGATCGTGCGTGAGCTGGAACAACTGCAAACCTGGAAAGGTGATAGTGATGGAAAGCTCCAGCTAAAGCCGAAAGAGGAGATCAAAAACGATATAGGGCACTCCCCAGACTGGAGGGATCTGTTTCTTATGCGATCCTGGTTTGATTACAATGAGGTGGAGATCCCCGACAATATAGAGCAAATTTTAGGTTTAACTTGAAAATAAACTGATATGGGTTTAATCAACGCAATTCAAAACGAGATCAAGGCTGCTGTGGGCTATCAACAGTCTTTTGCCGAGCTGCTTGCATCCAGGGATGTAACCAGGGCACTATCTATGATGCGTGATCGCTCTGAATCCGCTGCCAAATTCCGCAAGGAATATGAGATCAACACTCATAAGGTGATGGAGCGTGAGGATCGTGCTGTGTACGACAAAAAGGGCAATTTCCTCCGCTGGAGCAAGCGCAACAAAATTCCTATCCCTTACCAACCTTTCATCAATGAGATCGCCCTGGTTTTCCTCTATGGCAGACCAGTGAAATGGAGCCAGGGATCCGAGGGCACCGATGATGCTTTCTCCTATTACCAGAACCTCATGGGGGAGATCCGTTTCAACTCTATTATTAGGGAGGCGAAACGTGCTGCTGGAGCGGAGGGTGTATCTGCGATCCTCTATCATTGCTATAAGGATGAAGATAACAACCCCAGGCTCCTCCTCAATCTCCTTTCCCACGAAAACGGAGATACGATCTACACCGTCAAAGACCAGTACAAGCGTTTGACCTCATTTGCCTGGGGCTACTATCTTACCGAGGCTGGCAATCGCACCGTGTATCATGTGGATATTTACACCGCTGATACAATCTATCGTGCCAAGCGTGAAAGTGTGGGATGGGAGGTGCTGGTTATGCCCAACCCAGTAGGCAAAATCCCAGTGTTGCTCTTTGAGCAAGTTCCAGAGCACTCCAGCGTTCAACCTCTGATCGAAAAGATAGAGGATAGTGAAAGCACCGAGGCTGATGTGATTGATCGCTTTGCCAACCCAGCGATGGTGGCAACAGCGGAGATCCTTAATTCTCTGCCTAAAGCGGAGGATGAGGCAAAGCTGTATATCCTCAAAAACGGTGGCGATGTGCGTTACCTTACATGGGATCAAGCGAGCGAAAGCAAGCGCAACCAGTTTGAACGTCTGGATAAACATATCCTCTCCAAGTCGTTCACTCCCAACATAGATTTTGATAACATGAAAAGCCTGGGCAACCTATCGGCTAAGGCTATCCGCAAAATCATGTTGCTTGCAGTCATCAAGGCGGAGCGACACAAGGAGAAACACGATGGCTACATGAATCGCCACGCCTCCATTATGAAAGCCATAATGGGGAATGTGCTGGACTATCGCAACAAGGCTCAATATGATGCCCTGGTGTTGCGCCATGAGTTCCAGGAACCGTTTGGTGATGATGTGAGTGAAATGCTTGCCGATCTCTCCAAGCAGTACAATGATGGAGCGTTGAGCCGTGAAACCTACCTGGAAATGTCTTATCTGGTTAAGGATGTTAAGGCTGAAATGGATCGTATTAAGCAAGAGGAGGCGGAGCGAATGGCTCAACAACTGGAGCAACAGAGAGAGCTGAATAAAATGGATGCTTTTGGGGAGGCTGAATGATGGCAAAGAAAGTAACACCGAGCAAACCCCAGCACTCTTGCCAGGATTGCAAACACGCTACCGACTTTCACAGCAAGGCTTTGGATGGGCACTGGATTTTATGCAAATGCTCTTTCCACAAGTATAGCAAGTTTCTGACCAGGGATCATTGTGAACATTTTAGCCATAAATGATTATGCCGAAATTGGACTTTAACCAGATGCAAAAGCAGCTATTCAAACGCACGGAGGGATATGCTGCCAAAGTTCGCTCTATATACCAGAGGATGCTCTCACAGATCATTGACCTGGTAAAAGATGTGGAACTGGAGGAGGGAAAGCCTTTCTCCTTTTCGGAGTATGGATTAAGCGATGAGGTGACACCGCTTTTCCGCTCAATGTATAGCAGCACCTACCAGGCGATCAAAGAGGGGATCGGCAAAGAGTGGCTGATGGCAAATGAGAATAACGATGCTCTGGTTAAAGCCATTTTCGGCAAAGGATCTATCGAGGATCACCACTTTGCCAAATTCTTCATGCGCAACATGGAGGCTATGGATGCTTTCTTTGCCAGGAAAACTGGTGATGAGGGGCTGGATCTATCTCAGAAAGTCTGGAGGTACACTGGTATGTATAAATCAGAGCTGGAAATGAGCCTGGATCTGGCTATCGGAGAGGGCACACCAGCAAACCAGTTAGCCTCAAAGATCAAAAAGTACCTCAATGATCCAGATCGCTTTTATAGGCGTTTTCGTGTCAAGATCGGTGAAAACGATGATGGCACTCCGATCTGGGGCTACAAGTGGAAACGGAGGGTATTTGACAGTGAAAGTGGTGGCTATAAGTGGATAGATGATAACCCCAAAAACTATCACCCAGGGAGGGGTGTTTATCGCTCCTCCTCCCGAAATGCCCAGAGGTTAGCCAGGACTGAAACCAACATTGCATATCGCACCGCTGATTATGACAGATGGCAGCAGCTCCCCTTTGTGATCGGTGTGGAGATCAAGTTGAGCAATAATCATCCAACGGAGGATATTTGTGATGATCTGAAAGGGATCTACCCAAAGGATTTCAAGTGGACTGGCTGGCACCCTAATTGCCGTTGCTACATGGTGCCAGTGCTGGCAAACAAAGAGGATGTGAGCAATATGGTTGATAAGATCCTGGATGGAGAGGATCCTGGCACCGTTCACCCTGGAGGAGCCGTTGAGGAAATGCCCGATCAATTCCAGGACTGGATCAAAGCCAACGAGGAGAGATACAACCAAGCGGAGCAGAAAGGCACATTGCCCTATTTTATCAAGGATAACAAAAAGGCGGTGGAGCAAATATTAAAGCCTCCTACGCCAGAGGAGAAACACCACCAGGAATTAGTAGCCAAGTATGGGGAAAGTGCCGTGCAGAGCCTCTATGACGCTTACAAGGCGTTTCTGGATAAGATCTCAACTGGAGATCTGGATTATCAGATAAAGAAACTCAAATTTGAGGCTCAATGGGTAGCCGATAAAAACAAGTTTCCGACCTCTCCAGAAATGGTTAAGATGCTCAATACTCAACTGGCAAAGGTGGAGGCTCAAAAGGATCTCCAGTTGGCGATTGCTGATGCTAATACCGTTCTGGGATTCCAGAGCAAGAGTAAACCACTCAAAGAGATCCAGGCGGAGCTGGCTGATGCCATAAGCCAGGGAGCGACTGCAAACGAGATCCGAGCGATTACTGCCAGAGGTAACGCTAAGATCCTGGCGATTGAAAAGGCAAGGCTGGCGAAACTGGCTAAAACTGCTGGAGGTGATGGATCTGTGATTGATCTCTATGCTACAGCAGAGGAAAAGTTGGAGCTGGCAAGGCTCCTGGATGCTTACAATGCAGAAATGGCTGCCTCTGGTAGTCAGTGGGCGTATAATGTCAATGCTGCCTACATGAGGATGGCAGACTATAAGAAAGAGCTGGCTTTGAAATATCTCTCAAAGCAAGGGCGATTGGTTAAGCTCAATGGGGAAACCGTTGAGAGTGCCCAGAAAGCCCTGGAGGAGTATCTGGATGCTCCGCTCAATCATTCCGCTATGACACCAGTAGGAGGGCGTTTCCAGCTCACAGAATACTGTTACAATAAAACAGAGATCGCTGAATTTTCCAGGCTTACTGGTATTAGTGAGGATGAACTGGGATTGATCAACCGCTATAGCCGTGGATCCAAGTGGATCAATCGTTACAGTTATGGCGTTCCAGATCCCTCCTATGGGCGTGTTGTGGATTATGATGGGCTATGTCCTAAGTATATCCAGGCAACAAACGCTGTATTGGAAAAGCTGCCACGCTATGAGGGTACTGTTTTCTCTGGGATCTCGTTTGAGGAGGGTTTTCTATCAACCTATATAGCCGATATGCAGAAATGCCTATCCTCTGGCACTCCCTATGTGAATAAGGCTCTGATGAGTTCCACCACCAACATAGATAAAACCACCATGTTTGGTGATAACCTTATGCTGGTGATCAAGAGTAAAAAGGGAGCCAATATAAAGCCGATCTCCTATTATCCCAGTGAGGATGAGATTGTGTTTAGAGCTGGCTCCAGGTTCAAGGTACTCAAAGTGTACCAGGAAACTACTCAAAAGTATGGATTTGGTAGGGGCTGGGTTGTTGAGCTGGAGGAGCTATAAAAGAAACGGATCCAAACTGCCTATGCAATCTGGACCCGTTATTGTCTGGTGCTGTTGGTTATCGTTTACCAGTTTCAAACACCTTTCCCCAATCGGTTGTATCTCCATAAGGATTGGGGGCTTTACCAGGTAAATACTCCTGGATAAATTCCGCTTTCCATTGCTTGTATGCCTCTGCCAGGGATCGGCTTGTGTCGCACTGATCCAGGTAGGAGGCATGGAAATTTCTCTCATACTCCCAGAGGGAGGCTGCCAGAGGCATCTCTGTGTTTCCTATGTAGGGGTTTTGGGGTTCTCCTTTGTACCAGCGATAGTTTGAATAATCCTCCGTGATCCCAGAGAAAAATCCAGCGTTATTCCAATCTTTTGCCATATCAGATAGATGTTACTATGTTTATTCCTTTGAGGATGTATATACAACCCTCTTGCTGCTGCCAGGTGTATTTGTGCCTGGGATCCTGGATCTCTGAATTGAGATCGGCAACCAGAGCTTTAACTGCTTTGATCTTTTCCTCCATGATGATCCTGGCAACTATCTCTGGAGGAATGGTAAACGTGATTTTCATTTGTCTGGGAGCACGTTTTCATAGAAACGCTCTATCACATTACGCATATCCCTGGGGAGCCTGGAGAGAGTGGAAAGCCATATCTTCTCTGGTATATCCCAGATCGCCTCTGCCATTGCTCCAACGATAGCTCCTATTGTGTCGCTATCTCCACCAATGGCGATGGCTCTGCGTATCGCATCCTCAAATGAATCTGCGTAAAATAAAACCCAGAAACATACTGGTAGAGTGCCCTGGCACGTTTCATCAAATTTGCCGATCTCTGGGGCTTTCAGCTCCCAGCCTGGGTAATATCGTTGAGAGATCTCCATAAGCTCACTCCCTCTCATTCCGTGTCTGCCAGCCCAGATCATGTGAGCCACACAAACGGCTCCTTTTACACCCTCTGGATGGTTGTGGGTGATCATTGCAGTCTTTTCTGCCTCCTGGAGCACTTGTGAGAGATCATCAAATGCCCAGGCGATAGGGCTTACTCTCATAGCGGATCCATTCCCGAAACTGTTATAAGGCTCTGGGTGCTCTGACTGGATCCACTGGGCAAACCTACCTCCATAACCGCCTTTGGGATTGGGGTACTTTCTACACCAGCGTAAGAGATTAGCCATATAGCACGGATCTCCATCATTCCTGGTGATCCGTCTGTTAATTGCATCTGCTATTGCAATAGTGCAAATGGTATCATCAGTGAAAGTGCTCCCTGGAGAGAGCCAGGGAAAATCATAATCCTGGGTGTTGTGAAATTCGTATGGTGATCCCACAATATCACCTATTATCGCTCCGATCATCGTTGCCTCCTTTCTTTATGCCTCTGTTGGTTTCTTTTGAATGTAGTGTGCCCTTTCTGATAGTGGCACGTCTGCCAGTGTATTCCCCATCATTGAGGGTATTCCAGAGCGTTTCTCTGGCGATCCCTACCACATCCAGGGGGAGCACATCATATATGGCTGCCACGCTGCCAAAATAATAGTGTCGCTTTCCCTGGTATGGCTCATGGAGTTCAACGTGGATTACTTTCCTTTGCTGTTTCATACTAAATGCGTTTATCAGACACAAAGGTAACTATTATATTTAATATAACAAACCTTTGAGCCGTTTTATTTCTGCTTTTAGGTTCTCATTCTCTTTTTTGAGCCGTTCTATCTCCTCATGTGGTGTGGGTGAAGCGTTACAAGTGCATTGATCCAGATCTCCACTTACAGCAACCGCCATACAGCCAGGGATCAGCACACGCCCCACGCCACGCACACGGATATAATGGCATTTCTCACTCATTACAATCTTTAATTTTATGCGTCAAAGATTGAGATAGTATCAAGTATTCATTACTACATAATACAGCCTTACAAAGAGCATCGCCAAGTTTTTCGCCATCACACCAACTACACTCACATTGTTCACAGCGATTTGCTGGATTATCAGATATTTTGGCTATGTAAACCTCACTCTCTATTATAAGTCCATTTAATTTATTCATTGCTCCATCGGTGAATTATACTTTTCAATGCTGGTTAATCGTTGCCGAATAAACCAGAATAGATCACACTCTTTCCAAGTCTTACATACGATCCAGCGAAATGTTGGCACTGTTAGCCAGGTAGGATCTGGGGCAGCATCCTCAAAGGTGAAAACAGCATAATGATCAGCCCAGAGAATCCGCCATATTGCTAAAAGTTTACTCATTGCTTACCGATAGCTCGTTTAACATCCTCCCTCTGGGCATATTCTTTCTGGCGTTCCCTACATTCATCTACACTCTCCAGAAACTCCTCACTCATTTCAATGCCATACTCCAGGCACTCATCAAATATAATCAGATCCTCATGGCAGTTTGAGCAAACGCCATTATACATTTTGCATCCGCAATCTGGGCAATAACTCATAATAGTTAGTTTTACTTGAATATATTAAACTCTACACTCACAAACTTATCGGCTGGCAGATCCGCTCTGTCTATCTCCAGGAACTTAATTAGGCTATCTTTGAGATAGTATCTGCCAGGAGCCTCTTTCAGCATATCCAGGAGAAAAACTGGTGATCCAGGAAATCAGCTCTCTTTGTTAAGATCTGAACTGGGATCCCTCTGGAGTTAGCGGTAAAGATCGCCTCCAGCGTGAGATCTCTGGTTTCCTGGAGCATTGGATCACTTGTGAACGTAAAGAACAATCCAGAGGCTTGCAGAGCCTCCAGGTTGGCATCTATCTCCCTGGTGAAAACCTCCAGGGCATGATCCCGATCCTTGAAACACTTTTTGAGCTGGGCTTTATCACTCCAGACCTTTGCCAGGAATCCCTTTTTGCAATAGCAATACTCGCAATCGTTGGAGCACCCAGTAAAGAAATTGCAAGCCCAGGCAGCATATTCCCCAGCCTTTCCGCTGGGGTTGTATATCGCGTTTCCGTTAAAGCGTTTTACTGATTTTTCCATATTTTATAATTCAAATAGTTTACCAAGCATTAGAGGCTCAATAGATGAAAACATTATCATGGAGATCTGATTGAATCTATAACCGAATTTCAAAAAACCTCTGTGGCATACATTGCCATATCTTACCAGTTGCTCTCTCTGCTTTTCGGTTATTCTTACCATCGGTTTTTGAGAGTACCCATCGTAATGTATTATATCTCCATGAATCTTTACCCAGCCTTTTTCCTCCAGCCAAACATCCGCATTGCAATCTACCTCATTGGGGATCACTCTGGCTTGTAAAAGGGCATCGGCTATCTGAATATGGAGCATATTTGCATATTCTCCATTAAGACCATAAAAATCCCCACTCGGAGATAACCAGCCAGCATCATAGTTATCAGTGATCTCCACTGGTTGAATAATGCCGTTGTTGAGCGTTTTCGCAATATCCCTTTCGCTCTGTAGGAAACGATCCAGCAAATCAAATCTGTAGTTACGTCTGGCGATCTCCTGCTTTACTGACTTATCATCAAACAAAAGGGTTGTAAGCTGGGTGTTAAGATCTCTCACCTGGTAAGGCATAACAAATCCATCGGGGATCTCTCCAGGATATGCCTTGCCCAGCCATTCAATAACAGCCATTTTCTTAAAAGCCATTTCAGAGAATTTGCGTACCCCATTGATCGTGGTTTTAATATTTGCCAGGATGTTATCCTCTGAACCATCCATAAACGGATCAATCAGATTCTCGCTATCACCATCATAGAAAAATCTTAATAGGCGATCATAAGAAACTGTGATCTTAAACTCTCCATCCGCATCTATAATGGCTTTTCGCAGATGATTGAGTGCATTGATCCACTCCTCCGCATCCTCTCTCATGTTTAGGATCTGTTGCCCAGCCCACTCCTCAATATAGAATGGAGGGTAAAGATCTTTCATGTCTGGGGTGTATTTGCTTACATTAACCGAAACTTTATCTTTGTCGGTGGTTATGATCAGCTCTCCAGAGAGGATCTTTAATGCTATATCTCTGGGGCACCCTACCAAACTATCCTGGATAGCTGATAGAGCTTTGTTAGGATTCAGATTCATTGTTAGGTGCTCTCTGGCTATCTTTACTATAATCCTGCCAAAATTTTCACCCAGTGTAAAATGAACTGTATGAGTTTTAGTTTCCATCATTTTCCGAATTGATTACAATTACTAAGTTACTCCCCTCTGGCATCCGAAAAGCCTTATTAAAGAGTTTCTGGCACCGTCTGGGAGGGTTGATATATCGGTGGTGCATTTCATCAAACATGGTGCAATGCCCTTTCCCTGGGTTGGGAGATAGTCTGGAAGATCCACTGTTAAACCAGGGGCATGATCCGCAGCTCCCTGGTTTATCGTAGAATGTTGTGCCGTTTATGGTGATCATCGAACCTCTGAATTTTTACAGAGTACCACATCACCATCAATCCAATCCCAGGGGAAGATAGCACGGTGTTTCAGTGCCAGCTCGGTTGCAGTCTTGTTGGTTGTATAGCGATCTTTCCCATCCTCGTTGAGTACCAGGATCTCATCCTCCTGGTTGTTGAGGCATACCACCTGGATATATCCATCCACATACATTTGTAGTTCCTCCAGGGAGAAATCCGTGCCGTTTTGGGGCTGGATTGTTACGTGGGATCCATCTGCTTTTATCAGTGTTGCCATTTTAGATATATTGATTTATAAAGTTGATCATCTTTTCAATTTTGCTGGTGGCAAATAGCCTCTCATGGAGGATCCGTTTGCCCTCTTTCCATTCCCTATAAAACTCATAGTAGGGAGGGTGTAATGTGTTGTCTGCTCTGATCACCCACGTTTGCATCCCGATCTCGGTTACATACCGTGAAATGTGCTGGCAGCTCTCCTCTGGATCCAGGACAAACACGCCTTTGTTTACCTGGATAAAACAACCCTTAATCATGCTCATTCTGCTTTTGGTGGATATTGCCGATCACTTGTAAGCGATCAAAGGGAGGCAGCGCAATGAACGTATAGCCATCCCAAGCACAAAAGGCACATTCATTCTCATTCCAGCGGATCTCAAACGGCTCTCCTCTCTCCAATTTGCCATCCTGGGTTATGTGCTCATACCTGGCAATATCTCCCTCAAAGATCAGCCGATCCGCTTTATCCTTTTTGCCTATGTATTGCCCAACGGTTTCAGCATCCACCTCCAGGGAGGATCCGTTGCTGGTTCTGATATAAGGCTTTCCCTGGCAGTGCCAGAGATCGCCCACATACCAATACGCTCCATAGGGGAAACGCTTTAGCCCTCTGAAAAGGATCCGCCTCATTTTGATCCTCCTTTCTCCACATAGTGGTTACACTTGCTTTTCTTATTGTGGAGTGTTTTACCAGTCCAAGAGCAATAGATCCCCGATCCATATCTCATACCGTGTTTGCATGATCGGCAAATGGAGGGTGCTGCCTCTTTCCTGGCTCTGTGAACGCCTTGCACATAGCCAGGTTCCGCACGTCTTACATCATCATATTTCGCCTGGGCTGCTGTCTTAATCACCCTGGTAGGGGTATCAAGAAACTGAATATCCAGCCCTCTTTCCTTTGCATCTTTTTCGATCACTGAACGGATCGCATCTTTAAGTATTCCCATTATCGGTGTTGCATTGTGGAGGGGATTGCTCCCCTCCTGGTTAAAGTCCGTTTGTTATCACATTTAGAGCCATCATTGCTACTCTGTAGGCATCCGTCTGGAGGATATTGAAATAAGTGTAAGCCTCCATCGGTTCCAGCATTATCCTTTCGCCATACCCATTATAACCAGCATTTCCACTATTTATCATAGCTGCCTCCCTGGTATCAAAGATCACCGCAATTCGGTTGGCTGGAGCAACATCGGCTCCCTGGTAGCCATTACCCTCTCCACAATAACAATAGAGCTTATCTGGAGTGGTTTTACCTCCAGCATAGCCAGCGGAAACCCATTTTTCGCAATTCTCAATAGCAAGTTTACCGTATCTCTTTGATCCCTGGATCAACTCCTCAAAAAGTTCTTTCTGTCTATCGGTAAGAGTTAGGCTCTGGAGCTTGTTTTCTGGTGCTCCCATAAGCGTAAAAACACGCTCATTTTTTGCGTTGTAATAGTCAATATCATACTGGATCTCAAATGTGCAAAGGTTATAATCCCAGCCTTTTACCATACCAGTATATAGGATGTTTTCCTTTTTGTCGGAAACGGCAACGATCTCTCCGATCTTAAATTTATTTTCTGCCATGATCTGCTTTCCTTTTGTGGGGAGGGTTGCCCCTCCCCTGGTGGTTTTAGAATTGATAGAGATAGCTTACTTTTCCTTTGTGGAGATACTTTCTGCCTCCCTTTTGTCTGGTTTCTGAATCTCGGATCTCGGTGGCTCCGTGTGTTTTGAAATACGCCATGTATTCAGAGGCAGTGGTGAGGTTGTTGGTTTTGATGATCGTATCAGCTTTAACAACTGTTTCCGATCTTTCCACTGTGTGATTAAACTCCCTGGGAGCATCCTTAAAACCGAAACAGTTTGTACACCAGTTTTCGGTTACTACTTTGAGATCCATCCCAGCCTCTTTGATCAGCTCTGTGGGATCGTTGGGGAAATACAGATATTCTCCGCTGTAGTTAAATGCCCATTCTCCAGATACCAGAAAGGCGATAAGATTGCTGATCTCGGTGCGTGATCCGTAAACCACATAAACAATTTTTGTTTCCATATCTTTCTTTTGTTTTTTTTAATTCGGTGTTGCAATCAGTTTGAGTTATCTGTGTTTCTCAAACACATCGCAAAGTTAATGTGTTTTATTTAATATACCAAACTTTTCAGCAATTATTTTTCAAGTAAAATTTACCTGGTTAATTTAAGTAACTGAAAAATAGTTTATTTACCTGGTTAATTTTGTGTGTCTGCCAAACGCATTTATTGGAGGAAAATTATTATATTTGCACCATTCTATAATTTAATCAGTATCAACGATGAACAAAGCACTCTACACAAAGGTCAAAGACCGCTGTAAAGACACTCATTTATCGGAGAAGTACCTTAAAGAGATCACCGAAAGCATCGGTGATGTCGTAGAGGATGATTCTACCGATGAGGAGCTGATCGAAAAGATTGCAACCAAGATCGTGAATATCGCCAAATCCAGCCAGGGTGAGGCTACACGATGGGCGCAGAACGCAAAGGAGAACGCCAACCAGAGCAAAGGTGGGGAGGGAGAATCCAAAGAGGATGAAGATCCCGACAAGGGCAAAGGTAAGGGCAAAACGGAGCGCAACGATGATCCACACGCAGAGGAGATCAAAAAGCTCAAGGAAAAAATTGCTGAAATGGAGGGCGAAAAGTCTAAATCTCAACGCTCCTCCGATATTGCAACCGCAATGGAAAAGCACAAGATCCCCAGCTATCTCCGCAACCGCCTGGCTAAATCAATCTCCGATGAGGAGGATATTGAGGAGGCTGTGGCTGCCATTAAGCAAGATCTCATTACAGATGGTCTGATGCCCAAAGATGGGGAGGGCGAAAAAGCAGCAAGTGAAAAGCAAGTTGATGAGGCTGCCGATAGCTTGCTGGAATCAATAACCGCAAAATAATTAACAAGTAAAGATGAAACGCAAGAAACACTCTTTCACTGGATCACGCCCGATCTTTACTGGCTCTCCCTCAAAAGTGATCGGAGGCTTTAACCTGGATAGGAGCAATCAGAATTTTGCTGATGGCGATATTATCCCTGGTGGAGTGCTGGCGATCTATGATGAGGAAACCAGGCTGGTGCAAGTGATCAAGACTGCAAAAGTCGCTGAAATTGACTCCGAGGATCCTAAGCAGATCACTCTGGCTGTCGATGAGTTCTATGCTCCTTTCTTTGCTGTTGGTGATATGATCCTCAAAGAGGGTGCTGCTGCCACGGCAATAGCAAGCGTTCCCACCGTAACAAAGGTGGAGGAAAAGGGCAACATCTACAAAATCACTCTGTCTGCTGCTATCGCTGGTCTGGCTGTGGGCGATGTGCTGGAGGAGGTTATCTCCGATGGTGCTGCCACTCCCAAATCCAAATCCAGAGGACTTGCCAACTCTGTAACGGTGGCAGACAATGAGGTTAAGGAATTTGAAACCTCAATGGATGTTTCTGCTGACACTCTCCAGTATGCCCTCTATGAGAGGCGTGTGCTCCCAATCCCTGCCAGCCAGAAAGATGAAACTGGGGCTTTCCTCAAAGCCAACCCTCATGTGAAATTCACTAAATCACACTAACGGTAAACTATGAAATCAATTTTTTCAACATTCAAGGGGTTGCACAAAAACGGTGTTCCTCTGGATCTCCTGGCAACCTGGGGAAAAACATTCGATAAAGCCTCTGAAAGGGAAGTGGCTCTCTTTGAGAAAACCTACTCCGATCAGTGGTGTACCTACAACACACCCCAGATGTCGCTCACTGCGGAGGCTATTGTGGGTAAGTATCGGTTGCGCCTTATGGCTACTCTGGTAGGCAATGAATCCCCCACACCTTTGAGGCGTTCTGATGGTTTCGATATATGGACTGGTGAGATCCCCAGGATCGGACACACATTCCAGCTCCAAGCCAGGGAATACCGTAAGATGCTGGAGGTTTATGAGAACCCCAGGATCAAGGAGCGTGATAAGGTAAAAGCCATTGAAAAGACTTTCCGCAACGATATGCAGAACGCATATCTGGGCTGTAAGGATGTGATGGACTTTATCCTCCTCACTGCTTTCTCTAACTGGGGTGTATGCCAGTTTATCCCAGCGGTAAACAACCCTGGCGGTCGTGCGTATGAGGTGGATTACCAGATGAGCGAGGCAAACAAACTGATGAGTGCCTACCTTTGGAACACTGCAAACACCGCTGCTGGCAAGGTGAACCCGATCCTCATGCTGTCTATGATCTGCTCTGATCTCCGCAACCGTGGCATTGAGCCTGGCGAAATTCTGATGAGCCAGGATCTCTACACCTGGATCCGTATGGATGAGAGCACACGCCTCATGGCTCATGGCAATGATAAAAAGGCTCAGACTGTCAAGGTTTCAGAGCTTAACGATTTGCTGGAGGAGAACCAGATCCCCCCGATCACTGTGATCACACGAAAGATGGGCATTGCGAAGGATGGCAAACGCTATCCTATCCAGCCCTGGAATGCTAACTTTATCGGTATCAAGCCCGCTGGCGTTGTCGCTGAAATCCAGCCCGCCATTGAGGATAGTGAGCTGATGGAGGAGGACAATGTGGACTACTTGAACGCTGGCAACGGCATTCGTATTTCTAAGTGGCGTACTGGTGCCTCTGGCAACCAGGTTGCTGCTGAATACACGGAGGGTGCTGCCAGGATGCTCCCTCTGGTAACAGAGATTGATGCGATCGTGTGTCTGCAAGTTCGTGGCTTTGAGGAAAAGACCGTTCCCAACGATGAAAACGGTGTTGCACGTTCATACTGGACTAAAGCCGAGTATGAGGGTAACGCTGGATTGCCCACCGCCTAAATTTCCGATGTATGCTTAAACTGAAAGTTGTAACAGACTTTAGGGATCGTGATAATGTTGAGCATATCCACCGCAAGGGTGATGTGCTCACATTATCCGATCTTAACCGTGTCAATGACATGGTAAGTCGCAAACTGTGTGTGATCGTATCTGTGGAAACTCCCACACCCTCCGAGGCTCCCCAGGCTAAGGTGATGGTAAGTTTCCAGGGTGCAAGCTATGAGATCAACGTGATCAAGGAGGCTCTGGCTGCTATCGGTGTATCGGTGGCTGCTAATGCCAAAGCTAAGGGCGTGGAAAACGCTCTCTCCAAGCTCACAGAGGAACAAACCCAGGCTCTCAATGATGCCCTAACCCAGGAGTAAGAGATGGAGAATCTGACAAAGTTTGATGCCCTAATCGGAGAGCTGGAGCCATACACTCCAAATCGGCTCACTTTGATGAAAGCCCTGGCGGATGCCAATGTTACCGATCTGGATGCTGAATACACCCAGGAGGACAAAAAGCCTATTGCCGTGGCTGCAATCAAGGTGCTCAAAAAGCTGATCGTGCTCTCCAGTGATAGCCTGGGAAAATCCTCCCAGGGCTACAATGTAGATAAGCTGGAGAAAAGGATCAAGGCTTTGTGTACTGAAAACGATCTGGATGCTGATGATTTTGTTGATGATCTCCCCTCAATTACTGATGGGTCAATGTACTGGTAGCAATGAGGATCAACGGCAAATTCTTATACCAATCGCTCTCCCAGGTAGCCAGGGATCCCGAAACTGGATTGTACTCCAGTGATGATGGATCTGACTGGCAACCTGGATGTGAGTGCCAGATTGATAATGTGGTGCCAGCAAAACACTTTATCGGCACTGATGGGCAAGAATACACCTACAACTATAACGTGTTTATCCCAAAGCACTTTTCTGGAGTGGGTGATCTGGCTATCGGTGTGCTGATCAAAGTGATTGGAGAGAATGGCATTGAGGATGAGTTTGAGATCAAAAGCCTGGATCTGTTAAACCGCAAATACATTGAGCTATGGGGATAACGCCACAATTCAGTAAAGGAGCTGTGTTTGATGAGGTGATGCTATTCCAGAAACGCCTGGAGCAAGCCACGATTTTCACTCTGCAATATCTGGGTGAAAGTTTGGCTAAATATGCCAAAGATAACCACAACTACACTGATAGGACTGGCAATCTCACTAACTCAATCGCCTATGCTGTGGTAAAGGATAAGGAAATAGTTTACTATGATGCGACAAACCAGCCTGGAGAGGGTGCGGAGGAGGCGTTAAAGCTGGCTATGAAAATAGCATCCTCTTTGCCCAACAAATTCTCCCTCATTATAGTAGCTGGAATGAATTATGCTGCCTATGTAGAGGCTAAGGGATATAACGTGATCCTCCCTGCTGAACTCAAAGCTAAAAAGGAGTTTCCGATCGTGGTAAAAGAACTGATAACCAAAGCCAAGCAAAAGGCTCTGGAGAAATTTGGAAATGTAGCATGATAACAACCGAGGAAATAGCAATAAGAGTTTTCCAGTTGCTCCAGGAGAGCGATGTGGCAAAGATGATCTCTGGATGCGTGGACTATGAGCGAAACGATTACACCCAGGAGGATGTGATCATTGTGCCTCATACCATTGACGGAGAGGGATCCGTGCGATTCGGTCAAATCAATGTGAATATCCATGTGCCAGATCTTACTATCTCGATGGGGAGAGGAAAATCAGTAAAGAGAACCAACACCAAACGGCTCATAGAGATCCGAGCAAAGGTGATCGAGATACTGCAAAACCATTATGAGAGAGGGATGGGCTATAACTGGAATATAGGGAGGCTCAATCCACCGATCAAGGAACCAGATCACGATGAGCATTTTGTTTCACTGGCTCTGGAGCTAACAGTAAGAGATAAAAAGTGTAACCAATAAAAACAAAGAAACCATGCCTATATTATCAACAATGGGTCTTAAAAAGATCTGGATCCATGAGGCTCTTTCGGATGGCTCTATGCCTCCTAACGGAAATGAATGGCTTGACCTGGGCGATGTTTACCAGGACACTTGCCAGCTCGTTGATAATGATCCCGAAATCACCGAGCACAAATCTGAAACCTCCAGCAAGCGTATCACGCTCACTGGTGAAACTCCCACCAACGTACAGCTCTCTCTGATGGATCCCGATCTGGAGCTGATGGCTCGTTATTTCGGTGGTACTATCACTGGATCGGAGGGTAAACGTAAATGGGTACGCCCCAGGAAACTCCCCTACAAGGAATGGGCTGTATGGCAGCAGCCAGAGGAGGGTTTGATGGTCGGATGTGCCAACGTGCGTATCATTCCCAAGTTTGAGATCACCTACTCTGCAAAGGGTATCTGCCTGGTGCCTATGACACTCAAATATCAGTCAGAGCTGATGGCGGATGAATCATTCAATGACCCCACCAAGACAACAGCGTAACCGATCCCGAAAATGAACCAGGAAAGCCTCCTATCCCACCCCAGGATGGGGGGCTTAATTTTCACTACTATGGATAAAGAAAGCAACCAGATACAACCAACGGAACTCAACCGCCAGCAACGCCTGGAGGTGGAGGAGAAAGCCATTGATGCCCTCTTACAGATGGGTGTTAAATTTACTGTGCCTCTGAAAATTTACCCAGTAAAACCTCCCAGGTTTATCCGCTGGTGGAATAAGAAATTCCCTAAGAAAGCAAGGATCTGGAGGGATAAACGCATTCCCAAAGGTTGGGATGTTACGGAGGCAGATGTGCCCAATGTGGAGAAAACAACGATGGAGCATATCTATCAGAGGAATTTCTATATCAAACCGCTCTATCTGGGAACTATTGACTATCTGCGAAAGCTATATATCCAGATAGAATATGATGAGGAGGCGATCCAGGATCAACCGATCCAGGAGAGCAAAAAGCTCTTTAAGTATATCCCCCTCATGGCGGAGATTGCTGCCGTTGCAGTCATTAACGATCCCTCCGTGATCAAACCCAACTCCGAGGTGAAAACGCTCCAGAAGTTCTTTATTGAGCACCTTACAGTAACCAGGCTGAAAAGGCTGGCGGATGTAATAAGCCAGATGATGAATCCAGGGGGTTTTACCTCCTCTATCAGATCAATCGTAGAGATGGGAACGACCAAGCCGAAAGAGAACAGAGCGGATCTGATAGAGTAAGGGGGCTATGTAGCCCCTGGGGGTATCGTGGGGAGATCCTAAAGCAGTTTGGATGGACTTACGATTATTTGCTCTGGGGGATCTCCTGGTTGAACGTGCAAACTATGTTAGCCGATCTACTAAGACCAGCGGAGATCCAGACTGATGAGAACGGACAACCGATCAAACAAGAGAAAATTATTCACAGAGAGCTAAAAACAAAAGATGATATTAAAAACTATATCAAAGGCATAATATAATGGAAAATATAGACGGTGCTTTAGCTTTTAGGGCTACTCTGGATATAGACGATTTCAACGTGTCTGCACAAGCGATGGAGAATAGGATCAGAGATTTCTCCAGCAACGCTATAGGGGAGGTTGAAAGCGTTGAGGATGTATTTCAATCCTTTGCTCAAAGAGCTGGTGAATACATATCCTACTATATGGTAGGTCAAGGTATGATGGGATTGCTCAATAGCATTGTGCAAGTGCAAGGACAATTCCAGCAGTTAGAGATTGCGTTTGAAACCATGCTGGGGAGCCAGAGCAAAGCCAAAACGCTCATGGATCAGATGGTGGAAACGGCAGCTAAGACACCGTTTGATCTTATGGGTGTTGCCGAGGGCGCAAAGCAGCTCATGGCTTATGGCGTTTCTGCTGATAAGGTAAATGATACGCTGGTAAGGCTGGGTAATATCGCCTCTGGACTTTCTATCCCACTCAATGATATAGTTTATCTCTATGGTACCACAATGGTACAAGGTAGGCTCTATGCCCAGGATGTAAGGCAATTCACTGGTAGGGGTATTCCTCTGGTGAAAGAGCTGGCGGAGAAATATGGTGTTACAGCCGATAAAATCAATGAGATGGTATCGGCTGGTAAGATCGGTTTCCCAGAGGTTGAGGAGGTACTTAACAAAATGACTGATGCTGGAGGTCAATTCTACAACCTCATGGAGAAACAATCCGCCTCTCTCACTGGTCAGATCGCCAACCTGGAGGATGCCTGGGACACAGCTCTAAATGGTTTGGGTGAAAAGGGAGAGGGAGTATTCTCAACAGCGATCAGCAGTGCTACATACCTGGTAGAACACATGGAGGATATTCTGCGTGTGCTTTCTGCTGTAACTGTAGCCTACGGATCCTATAAGGCTGCTGTGGTGCTCCAGACACTTGTAACAAAAGGCTACACTGGTGTTGCCCTCATAGACAATACAGCCAGATCCGCAAAGCTGGCTCTGCTGAAACTGGATGCCACTCTCACTGGTAGAGCAGCAGCCCAGACTAAGGCTATGACAGCAGCGGAGGAGGCTCACGTTGCAGCCCTCCAACAACAGCTCACAGCAGAGGAGAATGCTAACCTGGTAAAACAGCTCCGAATAAACACGATTCAGCAACTCCTCACAGCACAACAGCAAGAGTATCTAAGCAATCTCAATATCACTGCCTCAAATGCGAATTATGAGGCGGTGGTGATGGGTGTGCTCTCCGTTGAGCAAAGGGAGGCATTGAGCAAGCTGGATCTCTCCTCTAAGAGTGTGATCTATCGTGCTGCTCTGGAGCAAGAGGGGGCAGCTAAGGTTTCCAATCAGAATGCCACGCTCAATGCAATGCGTATCAGTGTCAAGGAGGCTGCTGCCAAACTCCAGCAAGCCAAAACCACTGCCATAGCATCAACCCAGGCGGTTGAGGCAGCCAGATATGAGGTGTACTGGGCTAAACAGTCTGGCGATGCAACCAGGATCGCTACAGCAGAGAAAAAGCTGGCTGGAGCCATAGATAACCAGACAATGACACGAAAGGCTGCACTGGCAGCCCAGACGGATTTCTACACCAAAAAGAAACAACTGGAAACCGCTGCTACAGTTCAAGGTAGATCCGCTGCCATAGCTGATGCTGCTGCCACACAAGCCCAGGCGGTAACTAAGGGATTGCTGGCTACAGCCACAAATAAGGCTACAGCAGCAATAAAAACGTTGTGGGCTGCGTGTTTGTCGAACCCTCTCACTGCCATTCTTTCACTGATCGGGTTGGTGGTAAGTGCTTTCATGCTCCTGGATGATACAGCCGATGATGCCTCAAAGAGCATGGATGCGTTTGGGGAAAGTGGGGAGAAACAAGCCTCACACCTCTCCGCCCTCTTTGGTGTACTCCAGGCTGGAGAAAAGGGTACCAAAACCTATTCTAAAGCCCTGGAGGAGGTAAACAAGGAGCTGGCAGAGCACAAACTGGCTCTCCTGGGAGAGGAAAGCACTCTCCAGGATATAGAGGATGCCCACAAACGTATTGAGGCTGCCATTAAGAAAGAGAATGCAGAACGCCAAAGGGCTAACACTCTCAATGCCCTTTCTGATGAATATGCTGCCAGCCTGGATAAGATTGGTGAAAAGATCCAGAAAGAGTTGGCAGAGGCACACCACTATGATGCAAACTGGGCATTATCGTTTGATAGTGATGATATACAGCAGAATGCTACAGCCCTGGCTGGTCAGATCCGAGGCGTGATTGAGGATAAGCTGCCAGAGATCGCAAATCTGGATCCGAGCAAAAAAGAGGAGGCGAAAACCAAACTCCGCAAGCAGATCACAGATATAATGGTTGCTGCTGGCATTGACAAATCACACGCCCAGTTTATCACGGATTACTCCTGGCTGGATGATATGTTTTATGATGTTTTCTCCGAAAATGGAGGTATCATAGACCAGGCGATCCAGGCAAGAGAGGCGTTTGACAGTCAAACCGAGGCTGCCAACAGAGCTGCTGATGCCATTAGGGATGCCTCTAACGCAGAGTTAGGGCTGGGTGATAGTGCAGAGGAAATGATCCCCAAAGTGGATCTCTCCAAATTCTCTCTGGAGGAGTTGCACGATATGGCAAGTAAACTGGATGGTAAAGAGGTTGGTCTGGATATTAAGGTTTATGGCTATGCAGATGCAATGCAGATGTTAGCCGATATAAACGCTCAAATCACTGGCAAACAGAATAACCTCAATACCGAGAATGGCATTAACTCCGAGATTAGCAACCTCAAAAAGCTCCGAGGGGAGGCAGAACTGGGGAGCCAGAAATGGAAAGAGTATAACGATCAGATAACCACTCTGGAAAAGAAACTCTCCACCGCTACTGGCAAAGGTGGTAAGGGTGGCGGTCGTTCTGGTGCCAATGATGCTGCCAGGAACGCTGAAACCTTACTCCAGAAACAACTGGAGGCTGCAAAACGTCTGGAGGAGGCAAGGATCGCTATCATGGAGGAGGGCTATGAGAAAAGAAAAGCTACTCTGGATCTCCAGCATAAAGATCAGCTCCAGCGAATTGATAAGGAGGAAAAGGAGCTTACCTCTGCCAGGGAAAAAGCTGGCAAGGGTGGGCTATCCCAGGACGAGAAAAACGGTTTTGCGGAAATGAGATCTCTGGCAGACCAAAGCTATCAGAGAGATCAGCAGAATCTCCTTATTGCGGAGATCGCTGAAAAGAAAAAACAGTATCAACTCTACTGGAAATGGGTTGAAAATATGGGCAAGGATGTGGCGGATAAACAGTTTGCCACATTGCTAACCAGTGGAGCCTCATACAAAGAATATCTGGAGAAACAGATCAAGGCTCTCCAGGATAGACAAGCCTCTGGGCAATCTCTCACTGATGGGGAGCAACAGCAACTTTTTACCCTGGATCTCCAAGTTAAGGAGATCTCTGGGGCTAAATCAAACATGGATCTTTTCAGAGAGAGTGTAACCAGAACGATCAACCAGGCTCAAACCCTGGCTGAAAAGTTGGAGGCTATTGCTAAGGCAAAGGAGCAACTGGCAAACGGATCCTCTGGGCTTGTGTCGGAGGATGATATTGCTGCTGCCAACCTTTTCCTATCCCAGGAGGATGAAAAGAACCAGCAAGAGATTGAGGATCGTGTGCTCACTCAATTCCGAACATTTGAGGAGCAGAAAGCCTCTATCCAGAATGAGTATGCCCTTTTGAGGGCGGAGGCTCAACGGCTCAATGATGAGGAGAGGATCAAGCAGATCAACCGTGCCGAAAGTGAGGCATTATCAGCTCTCAACTCCTCTTTCCTCATGCAATCCGATAGCTGGAAAAACCTCTTTACCGATCTGGATGCCCTTACGGTTGAGGAGATTGATAAGCTGGTAAGAGAGATCCAGGATAAGCTCAACACAGCCGATCTGAAACTCAATCCAGCCGATCTGAAAGCCGTTTTGGATAAGCTGGAGGAGGCTAAGGGAAAGATTCTGGATGTTAATCCGTTCAAGGCTCTGGGCAACGCTCTCACAGATGTATTCAAGAAACAGAAAGATGGATCCAAAAAGACCTCAAAGCAGATCAAAACCGACTGGAAAAACCTCTCAAAAGCAACAGAGGCGTGTTTCGACTTTATCAAAGATGCGATAGCTAATTGTAGTGTGCTGGATGATCTCCTGGGTGATTCTGGCAAGGCTACAATGGATATGGTCATGGGTGTTGCCCAGGCTGGTATTGCTATGTCTGCTGCTATCAAATCAGCAGAGAAAGGATCCATTATCCTTACGGCTATCTCAATCGCACTCCAGGCTATCAGTTGGATTGCTGGGCTATTCAACAATGATGATAAGCTGGAGAAAAGGATCCAGAATATCCAGAGAAACATTGATGCCCTTTCCAACTCCTTTGATCGCCTACAACACGCAGCGGATCAGACCTACTGGGTGTTTTCAGCAGAGGAGAAAGATGCTCACGAAAAGAGGCTCAATGCTATCCGTGATCAGATTGCAGCCCTGGAGCAGCAAGCCGTTGTTGCAAGGCAGAGCTGGAATTTCGTTGAGTATGCCAGACTGACTAAACAGATCAAGGAGTTGAAATATGCCCTGGAGAAAGAGAATGCCAAAGGAGATATGTTCCAGCTCTATGAACTCCAGAAACAGAACCTCAAAGAGCAACAAGTGCTCATTCAGCAGCAGATCCAAGCGGAAAAGAATAAAAAGAAAACCGACAAGGATAAGATTGCTGAATGGGAGGAGGCTATCAAGGATATTGATACCCAGTTGGAGGATATGGAAAGGAGCATGATGGAAACTCTGGCTGGCACCGACACAAAATCTGCCATAGATGAGTTTGCTGATGCCCTGGTTGAGGCTTACTGCCAGGGAGAGGATGCAGCAGAGGCTCTGGGGCAAAAGACTAAGGAGGTGCTTAAAAATGCCGTTGTGGAGGCTCTGAAAAGGCAACTCCTGGCAAAAGCCATAGATGAGGCTATACAATTCCTGGGTGAAGCTATGGAGGATGGCACTCTGGATCCCTGGGAAAAGTCAAAGTTTGAGGCTATGGTGAATGCTGCTGGCGATAGATTCAACGCAGCCATGGAGGGCATTGGCGATTGGATCAAGGATATGGATGCTGTAGCCGAAAAAGAGGATGATCCTCTCACTGGAGCGATCAAGGGCATGAGTGAACAAACAGCAGATGTGCTGGCTGGTAGAGCAAATGCCATAGTGATCAACCAGAGCGAGATGATAATGATCGGTCGCTCCGCTCTGGAGTATCAATCCCAGATCGCTGCCAACACCAGGGCAACGGCTGAAAAGCTGGATGAGATCCACACCACATTAAAGCAATTAGAGAACACTAACCCTCTGCTATCGCAGGGCATATCATAAAGCTATGAATCTGATAAACCAACTCAAAGAGGATGGCACAGCCAAAGGGCTATGCCGAATGTGGAGGATGAAACTCCAGCCAGATCTCTCCGTGGAGGAACTGGCAAAACTCTACATTGATGGGATTGATTTCTGTATCTCCGAGGACTATCCCACACTGGATTTTTTGCGAGATCATTTCAAGGGATCATGTGAGCCTTATGGTGTGTTCGTGGATGATGAGGTGTCGGAACACAACACCCCAGATGTGGTGCTCAATGGTTACTGCAAAGCGATCCTGGAGTATGATGGCTACACCGTTTCCAGGATCTATGCAAGACACAATACCCAGGGAGCCGTGAATGTGTCCGATAATGCCATTGTAACAGTGGATGCCTTTGATAATTCTAACCTGGTAATTGCCGTGGCTGGTAGTGATGCCCAGGTAATAGTGAATATATATGGGAATGCCAGAGTTGAGGCTATCGGCTCTGGGATCGAGATTAAAAAACATAATAAAACCACCTATTGATATGATAGATAAATCTCTCATTCTGCATTTGCCTTTCCATGATCCAGACGGATCAAAGGCATACGACTATTCCCAGAGCAGAGCCGATGCTGATCTCTCTGGAGATGCCAAACTCATTAAGGATGCCGATGCTGGCAAGGCTCTCTCCATAAAAGGAGTGGGAGAGGCGATCACGGCTAAGGCAATCCCTTTCAACACAGATTTCACCCTCACAATCAATATCAAAACTCCTCACAATAGGATCGGCTGGGTGTTAAATTCACCTGGTGTAGAAAAGTTTATTGAGCGGTGGATCTCCGTGGCTCCCAATCGCAGAGAGTTTCTGGCTTTCGTTAAGTCTGGCAATAGTTTCACTGTGTATCGCAACAAGGAGGTTGTGTTTGTCGGAACGATCTCTGGCACACCCAACGGCTTTGCATTGTGCGATGATGATCTCATTGAAACTAATGTGATCATAGATGATGTGCAACTCTATAACCGTGCCCTCAAAGAGAAAGAGGTGCTGATGATCCAGGGCGCAAATGATGATGTTGAGTATTTTCTTGACGGATTCAATTTCAAGGAGTATGGCGTGGAGGTGTCAGCATCTAAGGGGCTGGTGGATCGCCTGGCTCGTAAAGAAACCCTCACAGCCGAATGGGATAACTACCACGGCATAGTAAGGGATAAGAAACGCCCCAGATTCAAAGAGCGTACAATCGTGCTGGATTGCTTTATCTATGCCTCCAGCAGAACCGCCTTTGTGGAGTGGGTACAGCGTTTCTTCTCGCTGTTTGATGCTCCAGGAAACCACCGTTTCAAGTGTGTGCCACACCTCAAAACTAAACCCCTGGTTTATGAGGTGGAGTTGCATGATGGTGTAAGCGTGGAGAAAACCTGGGGGCATTACAATGATGAACTGATGGTGGGCACGTTCCAGATCACGCTGGTTGAGGATGAGCCAGTGAAACGTGTGTTGAGGCACATTGGAACAACTGCAAACACAGTAGCCTCAATCACGGTAACATCTACCAAGTATCTCAACATCTACTGGGGTGATGGATCCCACACCTACAATGTGGCTGGCAACCAGAAAACGGTTGAGCACACCTATGAGGAGCCAGGGGAGTATGATATTATTATCTCTGGCGTGATTGAGGATATTGAGGAATTTTCTACTAACGCTATTATAGTATGGGAGATTTTGAAATAATCAAGCGAACTGGAGAAAGGATCCCTCTTTTCTCCAGGGAGCCTTTTTGTACGGTTAAGAGTGCCACATTAACATCCGCTCTTATGGGCGATGATAATGTGCAACTCTCAATCGTGTCCTCCAAGTGTATCACCTTTGGAAAGGGTGATAAGATCGTGATCGGTGGAAATGAATACACCATTCGCACCACTGTAAACCGAGATGAGATCTCAGAGGATTACTATAAGCATGATGCTGTTTTCTATGGCGTTATGTATGAGCTTATGAAAACCCAGTATCGTGATTGTGATGCCAATGGCAAATCAACACGATCAACCTTTGATCTCACATACTCTATCAAGGATTTTGTTAAGGTGATTATCTATAATCTTAACAGAGATTATCCTGGCTTATGGAAATTCGATGAGGATAATTGCCCAGATACGGATCCGATTACCATTCAGTTTTCAAAACAGAACTGCCTCCAGGTGCTCCAGTCGCTCTGTGGCGATAGCAATTTCAAGCTGGAGTTTAAGATCTCCCAGGCGGAGGGTGTCCGAACTATCCATATAGGAAAGTTTGGGGCTAAGATCGTGCCTCCTGGTGGAAACGCTTTCTTTGAGTGGGGTAAGGGTAACGGTCTATACAACCTCAAAGAGGAAAAGGTTGATGATAAATCAATCAAAACAAGGCTCTGGGTAGAAGGTGGCACTACCAATATCCGTGCTGATTATCGCAACTACTCTGAAAGATTACAACTCCCTTTCCCCAGGCGTTTGAACAAAAACAAACATACCCTGGCGGATGGTACCGTTATTGAGCCAGAGAGTGAAATGATCGGCATTCACAATGATAACGATCGTTTCATAGAGGATGGAGATCTCCGTGATGCCCTGGGGAGTGATGAAGATACAGCCCAGTATGATAACATCTATCCCAGGCGAACTGGAGAGATCACAGCTCTGATGGAGGGCGATATAAATTCATTCGTAGATGATACGATGGATTTTGACCTTACGGAGAAAGATGCCAATGGCACCAAGTGGCTGATCAATGATGTGGCTGCAAAGATCAATTTCATCTCTGGATTGCTGGCTGGGCAACAGTTTGAGCTTTCAGCTTACGATCACTCCAGCAAAACATTCACGCTCAAACCCTACACAGACAACCGAGGGCTAACGATCCCCACCGTTGATACAGAGGCTTACCGCTTTCGTGCTGGCGATAAGTACACGATCACAGAGATCAATCTGCCTAAATCCTATGAGGATGATGCAGAGGAGGATCTATGGTATGCTGGCAAGGAGGATTTTGATAATATGAAACAAGCCAGGGCGCAATATAAGCTAACCCTGGATAGGCAGTATCTCATCGATAACACTCCAGATGATGCAGATACCTCCGTTTTCAATGTGGGTGATTATGTGCCTATTAAGGATGAGCGTTTTGGTATTGAAAAGAGCATAAGGATCCAGAAAGTAGTTAGAAACCTACTCCTGGAGCAAGATTACTCCCTAACGCTCTCCGATACAACAGCCATATCCATTATCGCCCAGACGGTGGTAGATGTGGCGAACCATGAGCAAGTTATTGTAAACAACCGCCTCCGAGATCTCAACAAAGCCAGGAGGGGATGGCGTACAACCGAGGATCTAAGAAACATGGTATATGATACCGATGGTTTCTTTGATGTGGATAACATACGCCCCAACTCCATTGATACCAATATGCTCACTGTAGGATCCAAGAGCCAGCAGTTTGTGCTTACAGATGTGATCCTCCAGGCTAATGTGGGCGGTCTGCCTAACCGCTTTGATGCCTCCGCTGGTCTGCTTTCGCACCTTACGATCAATGATGATGAGATCATGCACTGGAATATGGGAGCCAGTGAGTTTACTCTGGGTAGCCCTGGCGGATATTATCTGTTTGCCAAGTGCTCAAAGAAAAGCTCCGAGGGTGTCTGGTATCTAACACAGAAACAGCTCCGCTTTGAGCCAGAGGATGATCCCAACAACTACTATTTCCAGGTAGGTATTCTATCTCCGCTCCGAGAAGGAGATAATTTCCGTGATTTCGTAACCACATACGGCTTTACCAGAATCAACGGCAATACCATTACCACTGGTAGGATCGTTACCAGTGATGGAGAGTGCTATCTGGATCTGGATGGCAACCGCTTTAGGATCGGTGATGCAGCCAGCAGTATTGACTGGAATGTGACTGCAAGAAACAGAATCACACTCCGAAATGTGAGTGTTGTATCTGGCAGTGGCGATACCTCCGAGCTGGGCGTTTTCCGTGGCACCTACAACCCCGACTATATCTACTACAAAGGTGATGAGGTGCTTTACACTGTGAACGGAGAAACTTGTACCTATCGCTATATCAATAACGAACCCTCCAGGGGTAACGCTCCCACAAATTCCGCTTTCTGGAGTGTTGTGGCTAAGGGTGCTCCAGGAGAGCAAGGAAACTCTATCTACTACACCTACCATGACAGCCAGACAAAGCCAAAGAAACCAACTGGAAATGGCATATCTGACGGATGGCACACAACATCCACCGATGCTGTTATCTGGATGTCGATCAAGTCTGCCAAGAACATTGAATCTGGCACCTGGGGAGAGCCTATTCGAGTGAGAGGTGCTGATGGTACCAGTATTACGATCAAGGGATCAACTGACAGCGTTTCCAAACTGCCTATGACAGGGAACACCCAGGGAGATGCCTATATCATAGGCGATAATCTCTATATCTGGGATGGTATCAACTGGCAGAATGTCGGACAGATCAAGGGTGAAGATGGCAAGAGTAGCTATCTCCATTTGAAATACTCCGATGATGGGGGTAAAACATTCACGGCTGGCAATGGTGAAACACCTGGGCGGTGGATGGGTACACTGGTGGATCAGAACCCCACCGATAACGACAACCCAACGGATTACAAGTGGAGCGACACAAAGGGAGAGCGTGGTACACCTGGTGAACCTGGAGAGGACGGGCGCACAACCTATCTGCATATCAAGTATTCAAACGATAGCGGATTGTCGTTCACTGCAAACAACGGAGAGGATCCTGGCAGTTATATCGGACAATACACCGACTTTGAGGAGTTTGATAGTAGCAATCCCCAGGATTACACCTGGAGCCTCATAAGGGGCGGTGCTGGTATCGGTGGAGCTGATGCTGCTGCTGGAGAATACTATGAGTATCGCTATGCAAAGAACGGATCAACCCTGGAGCCTCCTACTCTGGATCCCACCGAGCTAAACCCTACTGGCTGGAGTAAAACCATGCCCTCTGTTGAGGCTATGGAATATGTCTGGTGTACTATGGCTAAAAAATTTGGTCTGGTGGATCGGACAAAGTTTCATATTCCAGTGAATGAGGGTGATGCTTTCGGATTGTGTGCTGATACCTCTGGCAATGGCTATAATGCCAGGCTGAATGGTGATGCTGATGTTATCAAAGATGGATCCAGGTATGCAATGGATCTTTCAGAGGGAGCTGATGCAAGGATCCCCTATGATCTGCCTTTCGGTCAAACATTCACTCTATGTTTCTGGATCAAGACAGATCGCAAGGAATTAACCTGGTTGCTCAATGGTTTCAATGGGCGAGATTATACCGAGAATCAGATCCCTATGGAGCCTAACACCTGGATCCACCTGGCATTCCGTTTCAATGACAGATCTGTTACCATCTATAAGAATGGCGTTTTCCTCCATGCTGGCAGTGTGAATGAGCAAGTTGTGGGATGGTGTATCTATGATGATAATATGTTTGGGTCCAAGCTCTATTTTGATGAGATCCGTTTGCTCATGGGTGCTCTCCCAGTGTCGGATATTGTTGCTGTGATGAATGGCAACGTGGATAAGCTCATACAGAATTGGAGTGTGCCGATCCGAGTAAACCCCTACGATGGCAAGGATGGCAAACCAGGAAACAGTGTTGTGAGTGCTGATGTTGAGTATGCCCAGAGCCAATCAAATAGCGTGGCTCCCACTACTGGCTGGCAGACTGACGCACCAGCCTGGAAAGATGGGTGGTATATCTGGAGCAGAACTAAGATTATGTATTCGGATGATACATCCACCTACACCAAAGCTGCTTGTATCACTGGAGGAACTGGTGGCACTGGTATAGGCGTTAAATCAATCGTTGAGGAATACTACCTATCCACCTCTGCAACCTCTCTGCTTAATGGATCCTGGAGCACGGTACGCCCCACCTGGCAGAGTGGCAGATACATCTGGACACGATCGGTTATCACCTATACCAACGGCACATCCACCACAACGGCTGCAATCTGTGTTTCTGGCGATAAGGGTGATAAGGGAGATAAAGGCGATAAGGGAGATAAAGGATCAAAGGGAGATAGCCCAGTGCTTGTTTTCCGTGGAGCCTACAGCAGCAATAAAACCTACTATGGCAATTCACAACGCCTGGATGCTGTAAAGTATAACAATATATACTACATAGCCAGGGTTGATGCTGGAGAGTTTTCTAATGTCGCTCCCACAAGCACCTCCAAATGGAATACGTTTGGGGCACAGTTTGAAACGATCGCCACAAACCTACTCTTGGCAGAGGGCGCAAATATCGGTGATTGGTTTATGTCTGGAGGTAAGATTGTATCAACCCTCTCTGGCTCAAATAAGATCACCCTGGATGCGTCAATGGCTCAAATCCTCATAGAGAGTGCCAATGATGGCGGTGGCTATTCAATGAATAACTTTGGCACGATCATAAAGCTGAATGCAAATGAGGGCTTGCTGGAGGTGAAAGCCAAAAACGCTCCCTCATATTCAACTGGTGTGGCATACCTAACCCCCAATGGCATCTTTGCAAACCTGGCTGGAACCAATGCTATGCCAGCATCCACTGGATATACGCACCGAGGGGCTATTGTCGGTCTGGGCTTTGCCAACGTAGCCAAAAACACTTGGGCGGTCAATTCTGATGATACCATTATCGCTGGTGTCTATGGTAGAGCCTCCAACTCTGGGACTGCACCAGCATACGGAGGATTCTTTTATGATCTCTATGCTGGAGGTCTGACACTGGGCAGAAAGGCTATCTCTGGAACAAAGCAGACTGTGTATCTCAATGCCTCTGATACAATGATCATAGGCTATACCTCTGATACCTCTATTGTCTATCTGCCAGCCAGCCCTAAAGAGGGGCAAGTGGTATTCGTTAAACAGTGGTGTAAAGGCACTATGAGGGTACGCCCCAGGACTGGGCATCATATCTATGATGATGATTCTGAAAATGAGTATTACGATTTTGGCTGTGGTCAAGGAGGAATGTTTGTTTTCACGATCGGCTATATCACCTCTGGAAACACCACAACCAAAACAGAAACGTGGCTGGTAAGTCGCTGGAAATTCTAACAATATGATTGAATACGGATTTATTGAGAATGGCTATCTAAGAGTGAAAGCCCTGGAGCCTATCACATTCCAGAATAAGAACCCCGAAACTGGGGAGCTGGAAACAAAGGTTATCACCGTGGAGGATCAGATCAAGGATCTGCCTCCAGGGTGGAAACCCCTGGATCGGATTGATGATGAAAAGATCCGCCAGGCGGAGGATGGTTACATGGTAAGTGCCATTCCTTATGATGCTGGAGATCGGATTTCATATCATTATGAGGTTATGCCCGATTTCCAGGCTATGAGAGTAAAGATTGCGGATCTGAAAGCCCAGCTCACAGATTCCGATTACAAGGTGATCAAGTGCCATGAGGCTCTGTTGATCGGTGCTCCTATGCCCTATGATGTGGTGGAATTGCACACCTCCAGACAAGAGATAAGAGATAAGATCAACGCCCTGGAAACGATCCTGGAAAACATGATGAATATATGAGCTGGATAACTGAAAGCAATCGTATGAAACATTTTGGGTATGCGATTCCGTGTGCCCTGGTGTTCACAATTCTCTTTGTCGCTGGGCTGGCAGCTGGCATGGAGTTTAAGGATCGTGCTCATGGTGGAGCCTGGGATTGGCTGGATCTCCTGGCAACGCTGTTGGGCGGTCTGGTGGGTCAGATTATCCAGGCATTTATACTGTTTCTTATATGGAAAGGAGGTGCTGTATAATAAACTATTTCACATAGGCAAGTTTTTGCCATAATATGTGTTCAAGAAACACATATTTTTGTTATCTTTGCAGTCGGAATTAACCAAGTAAATAAATGGATAAAACAATGTATAGCCTACGGATCCTCTCAAAGGGTTTCAACTTGGGAGGAGTTCCGTTTTCCGTGTTTGTCCGACCCAAAAAGGCAATCATGGAAACCAACATTCTGCTGGATTGTAAACTCATTTGCGATCAGCAGAGTGGAGCGTTCCCAGTGCCGTTAGGGGATTGAACTCCTGGAGCGATAGCAAGTATCTCCCCAAATGCTATTTCTCTGGATGATTATGAGATCTATTGGGGAGCTGGAGAAACAACCAAATAAACCGATACAAATATGAGTTTAATACTCGGATCTGGAAACACCAAACCCCAATACCCCTATGATATGTGGTATGGCGTGGAGGGCGATTTTACCAGTAAAGATAGCAACCTCAAAAGGGTTGGCAACATGGATATGCATAGGACTTTGCCGATCCAGTCAAAGTTAAAGCGATTCGTTGAAAATGCGGATGGCTCTGTGAAATACTATCTCCATCAGAACGATTCCCGAAGGAAAGATTCTGGTGCAAACGCTATCATTGATAGCACCGATGGAAACGTGATGCTGGAAATCCCCAGCTACTATGTTAAGGTTGAGATCCAGGGCACCAAGTGGATCTATGCCATTTCTGAATATCCGCTGCCAGGTTTCGTAAAGATGGAGCGCAAAGCAATCTCCCCCTGGTATGGTACTGTGGATCTTGACACCAACACCGCTATCTCTGGATGTTTCCTCCTCTGGAATGGTGATGAGATCGCCAGGGATGAAAACGGTTTTGTGAAACTATCCCCAAACGCTGCTCGTTACCGTGGCGGATCTGGCAATGGTGATTCTGGTAGGGATGGCACTGCCAGCTCAATGCTGGGCATGGCTCGTACATCTATCAACAAAGCAAATGTACACCCCCTCTGTAAGAATGGCACTCATATCGGAGCATATCGCCCTTACAACCAGATCGCATGGCTACAGAGAATAGAATATGCCTCGCTACACAGCCAGGCTACATTCAATGCCACTCTCACTGCTGATGGTTTCCACCAGGGCGGTTTGGGATCTGGTTGTGCTGTGAATGGAACGGAGTGGAATACCTGGGGCGGTTACAAGCCGTTTGTGCCTAACGGCGTCACTGCAATTCTCGGTAACAACACAGGCAAGGTTTTATACACTATCAAGGGCTGGACTGGTGGCGATAAGGTTGTGCAAGTTACATCCTATCGTGGTCTGGAGGCTCCTTTTGAATATCTCTGGCTCCTGGCTGATGATATTCTGGTGTGGAATAAGGAGGATACCATTGTGGCTTACCTCTGTGAGGATCCCACAAAGTTCACCTCCCACTCCGATTCAGCAGCAACCGCTCCCGATGGCTATAGCCCGATCGCAAACCTCCCGATGAGATCTGGCTATATCAACACCAACTCATTCTCCTCAAAGGGTTACTCATTCCCAGATGATACCACTGGAGCTGGTTTAACTACTGGTTTCTGTGATTATTTCTGGACTACCTATAATAATGCAACCCCAGGCAGAGGCTGGTTTGGTGCCCTGCTCGCTGCTGGTGCGTTTGATGGTGCGGGTGCGGGTTTCGGTTGTCTGAGTACGACTAATCGCTCCTCGGCTGCGAGTGCGTACATTGGGTTCCGCTTGTGCCGTTTTTGACGGACTGCAAAACTCGGAGCACGGAGCAACGAAAATAGTTCTTTGAAAAATCTATAAAAAGGTTGTGGCGGTTAGGGGTGCCCTGCTCGCTGCTGGTGCGAATAATGGTGCGAATGCGGGTTTCGGTTATCTGAATACGAATAATCGCTCCTCGAATGCGAATGCGAACATTGGGTTCCGCTTTTACCGTGGTTTCAATTTTATAAAGATACTGTTAACCGCCACAACCCTACCTCACAGAGGCTATCAGCATTGCTGGTAGTTGGTAAAATAATATAAGTTAGATCAGTGCAAGTAAGAAATTGAAAGCTCTGTTTTAGACCAACGGCACATGGCAATAGCAACTACCTATTACGCCTCATACAACGATTTTGAGGATTGTGGGATCTATATCGGGGATACTGGAAAGATCTTTGATTGCCCCTCAAAGAAACTCAAAAATGTGTATCACCTTATCTACTCCAGCGCAAATCTGGTGCATTCTCAATACACCGCCCAGAAAGGCAAAGGTGATAGATCGGAGATCAATAATTTCAATGAGAGCATTGTGGAAAATCTGCAATCTCTCTATGAAATGCTGGCTGATGAAACGTACATACCTGGGAAGTATAAGATCCGAAAGATCTATGATCCCAAAGAGAGGGAGCTTATGATTGCTCCATTCTTTCCAGACAGAATAATACACCACTGCATTATAAACGTGCTGGGACGTTTCTGGCAATCTCAATTCATTGGTAACACCTATGCTTGTATCAAAGGGCGTGGCGTTCACAAGTGTTTGGAGGATATGCACGAAGCTCTGATTCTGGATAGATCTGGCACTCGGTATTGCTTGAAAATTGACATACGCAAATTCTATGACAACATAGATCATGCTGCTCTAAAAGCTATAATCAGATTGAGGATTGCAGATGAACAGCTATTGCGACTGTTGGATAAGATCATTGATAGTAACGGTAAAGAAAAAGGTCTGCCTATCGGCAATTTCACCAGTCAATATCTGGCTAACCTATACCTGGCATATTTCGATCACTGGGTTAAGGAAACGCTGGTTAAAGTTGTTGAGAAAAAGTTTGGATGCAAATACTACTTTTTCAGATACATGGATGATATGGTGTTTCTCTGCTCTGATAAGGATGCACTCCATTATGTGCTTGACATGATAGGGCTATATTTGGGTGCTGAATTGAAAGTAGAGATCAAAGCCAACTGGCAGATATTCCCAGTCGATGATCGGAGTATTGACTATGTGGGTTTCAAAACCAACCATTGTGGAATACTGCTCCGCAAAGGTATTCTCAAAAGGTTCTACACAAAGTTCCACAAGGTGAGCCGTCAATATGAGATCAAAGATGAAACAGCGTTCAAACACCTCTTTCCATCTGAATATGGCTGGATAATCAGATGCTCGGAGGAACATAGTAAATTCATTTTTAACAACTGCATAAAAAATGGCAAACGATGTATTGACTACCAAGCTGCTGGCTAAGGAAAAGCCAGCGGTAATCGAAGATCTCAACAACGGTCAGCAAACCTTTCTCTACAACCACAATATCCAGGAGGTTCTGGTGGTGGAAAGCGAGATGGGGGGCGTGGAGATCACAACTGACAAAGAAAAGGCTACTGGCACTATGTATCAGTATGATTCCGTGCGTGTGGAATACCCCAGGACTGCCGATCACATTTTCGGCACACTGCTCCAGGCAAAATACCCCTCGGATCGTGAAAGCAAGCTGGTGAACGAATACCAGAGTGCAGAGCTGGGGATCCTGGCTCCCGATGCAAAGGTAGGATATGAAAATTTCCTCCGTGATCGTGTGGCTATCCGCAACATGGTTGATGCCGATTGTTCCACCCTTAATATCCCGATGGAGTTATGATGGAGGATGTAGAGGATTTCATGGAGGAGGATAATATCTCCTCCAGCGATCTCTTTGATTGCGAATACACCTCAATAGATGCCGTGATCAACCAGGTTACGGTGTTCACTGGGTGTATTGAGCGACAAACAGAGAATGGCACTCGTTTACTGGTGGCATACGGAGAGGGGATCAACCGATCTGCTTTCTATACCGACAGTAAGAAACTCCGTGATGCTTTCCTGGTTCCCAACCGCAAATATCCGATGAGAGCGGTTATCAAGGTTGTGAGCTATGGAAATATGTATGGATTCCGTCTTTTCTCTCCGAAAACAACAATCACAGAGGAGGATGAGGCGAATTTCGGATTCTACAAACGCACCAAAAACCGCAAATCACGATGACAGAGGATGTAACCACTATCGCCAGAGGTATCAGCGAGTTTGGAATGATGGCTATAACGGCTGCATTCTTTCTGATCTTATCGGCTGGGCTAATGGTTGCGTGTTTCAAATGGTTCAAAGCCACGATCAACGGAATGATCTCCGACAACAAAACTATAATGACAAACCTCCTGGATGAAACCAGGAAACAGAATGAGCAACTAACCGACATATCGGAGGGGTTGCGACCAGAAACACAGTTGCGGATCAAAAACACCTCTGGGGTGTACTTTGATTACGCTGTGGAAAAGGTCTGTAGGATCATTAAGAAAGTTAGGGAGGAAAACCACATAGTCGATCGTGATGCCACACGCAATAAGATCCACACTCTGATCCTTAACCTACATGAGGATCGTAACAGCCGTTTCGACTACTACACCTACAGAGGCAAACGCTTAACCAGCTACACCTCTCCAGAGTGGGTAACGTGGGTTGCAGAGGTTGTAGAGCTGGAGGTCTATGCCGAAAACATTAACAACAGCAGAGCATATACCAATGTGGCTGCTGTATATGAGAGAATAAAACTGGATTTTTACCATAAAATGAATCAGTGATGAAAATTTTAATTGACAATGGGCACGGAAACAACACCCCAGGCAAGTGCTCCCCCGATCAGTCGCTCCGTGAGTATGCCTATGCTCGTGAGATAGCTGGTAGGGTTGTGGATGCCCTCAAAGCAAAGGGGTATGATGCTGAAAAGCTGGTGCCCGAACTTACAGATGTGAGCCTGGCTGAACGTGCCAGGAGAGTAAATGAATGGTGTGGCAAGCTGGGAGCAAACAATGTTATCGTGGTTTCGATACACTGCAACGCTGCTGGCAATGGCTCCTGGATGGCTGCTGGCGGATGGTGTGCCTACACCAGCCCTGGGCAGACAAAAGCGGATCTGCTGGCAACTGCTCTCTATGATGCTGCGGAGGTTGCTCTGACAGATTATAAGGAGATTTTCCCAGTGCTCAAAACCAAAGGTGCGTATGGTGCCAACCAAAAGCCGATCAGAACGGATTATTCTGATGGAGATCCCGACTTTGAGGCTCGTTTCTACATTCTGATGAAAACCAAGTGCCCAGCGGTTCTTACAGAATCGCTCTTTCAAGACAACAAAGCTGATGTGGCGTTTCTCCTCTCTGATGAGGGCAAGGGGGCGATCACCCAGCTCCATGTTGAGGGCATAATAAACTATCTTAAACCTGGAGCGAAATGAAAGGATGGGTATATACGATAATCGGAGGGCTATGCCTTATAGTCCTATCCTTATGGGGCACGAATCGGAATCTCTCAAAAGAAAACGATCGCCTCCAGGGTAACAATGATGCTCTAATGGAGGAGGTAGTTACATATATGGATATAGCGGATCGCTCCGCTGCCTCCGTTCAAATGCTGGAGCTGAAAAAGTGTGAGCTGGAGAAAAACTACCAGGATATTTGCCAGAGAGCAAAGGATCTGGGGTTGCAAGTCAAACGACTGCAAGCAGCCAGCAAGACCGAAACCCAGACAAAGGTAGAGATCCAGACCATAGTAAGGGATAGCATTGTGTATAAAGATGGCATCCTGGATTCTCTCAAAAGGATAGAGTGGAGGGATCCCTGGGTACAAGTTGAGGGCACGTTACATAAAGACAGCCTGGATCTCAATGTTTCCTCCGTTGATACCTTATACCAGTTTATCCACCGTGTACCTCACAAATTCTGGTTTATCAAATGGGGAACTAAAGCTATCCGCCAGGAGATCTCCTCCAGCAACCCACACACAAAGATCATCTGTACCGAATACATAGAGCTGAAAAAGAAAAAGTAATTCTCATAATAAATGCTTTCTTAGAATAATTGGAGCCGTGTTTGCCGTGAGGTGTCGCACGGCTTTTTCGTTGGTAAGATAGATTTTACCTGGTGAATTTTGGTATTTGGATTTTATTTACTAATTTTGCGGAACCGATCTGCTTTTGATCGGTGTTGCATTTAGGGATCCCAGCCTCTCTATAGTGGTTGGGATCTCTCCCAAAAGGGAGGCAAAAATGCAATTATTCTACAATAATTCTACAGAATTTTGAAAACACCTCATATCTGGTTGAAAATCAAGGTTAGGATGGAAGTTTCCTAATTTTCAGATAGGGGTTCGATTCCCCTCCGAGGTACAACAAACCGCCTACAAATCTCTATAGTCAGGCGGTTTATTCTTTGTCAATGTCCTTACCTTCCACATTTGGCACAAACTATACGAGCCTATGCGAGTGCTTGTATTCAATGCCTATTGTCAAAGCCGCAAAATTGACGATTGAGCTTTTTAGTTTTTCAGCTTCAACAACCGCAGCCCCCAGAACCTTACGGAAGCCATCAGCATCCACCGAAAGTTTTTTAAAACCTCCGGAATCGCCCTCCAGTTTAAATGTTATGGATATGGTACTCTTTTGGGCTCAAGCCGAAAGCACGGTGCATATGTTAAATTGGGCAATTAGAAGTGTTAAATTTTTAGGCGTAGAGTTTGACCAATCGGAAGATGAAGAAATCGCGGTCTCGGACACCACGCATT